CCGTCAGATCAACATTATTTGAAACGGCAGGTGATGGTGACGGTGCATCCCCACATCAAATGGGATCCGTCTTCCCATCCACACGCATCCAGGCACGCAAGTGGACAAAAGTCATCCGCGACGACCTTTTCTTCCCACCGTGGACGTGGCCCGACGAACTAAGAAGGCTCCTCATCAAAGACCACCTCACAAACCGAGAACGAGCATTCCTATTCCACTTCCTCGTCAACAACGGCGCAGACCCCGAGTACGCTGAAGAAGTAATCCGCTACGAGCGCAATTTCGACGCAGACGCGCTACGTCAATTGCACTGGTTAAAACGCAATTGGACACGCTACAACTACAGATACTGGAACATAGCAGATGGCAGCTATACCACTCCTACTGGACCAGGGGGAATGGATTAACGCATCCTACACTGCACGGTATGAAGCAATGTCGGAAATATGGGACGAGCAAGAAGGCATCCCAATTCCAGCATACTGGAAGCACATGCTCTGGAAAAAGACGCTGACACGACAACAATATCACCGATTGGCCCAAGATTGGCCAATGGACGGAGACCTCGAGCAATGCAGACTGGTGATTGGGGCATTCTGGCTTCCAGACCCCCATTTCGAACAATAGAACATTCCACACACAATGTATAAAAAGAAAAAAAAATTTAAAACGGAATCACTCTACATCATGACCTCCAGGCGCTGGTGCTTCACCCTCAACAACCCAACAGACGATGAACAAGTGCATCTACTGTGGGAAAATTGGCCCCACCTGCGAGGGGGCGTGTGCCAACTGGAGCGAGGAGACAACGGCACACCCCACTATCAAGGTTACATCTCGCTGGATCGCCCGACAAGGCTTGCGGCGCTCAAGAAGTTTCTATCTCGCGCCCACTGGGAGGTGGCTCGAGGAGACGCTACTGCAAACATCGTCTACTGCACCAAAGAAGAAGGACGGATCGACGGACCATGGAGAATCGGAGAAATCGTCGACCAAGGACACAGGACCGACTGGGACCGCCTACACCAAGACATCAAAGACCAACTCAGCGACCAAGACATCGCAGACCGAAACTTCCGACTATGGATCCAGCATCGAAACGGCATTGACGCTTATCGAGCTCTCCACTCGAGAGTTCGCGATGAAAAGACTGAAGTCGTGGTCATCTGCGGGCCACCAGGGACAGGCAAGTCAAGCACAGCAAGAGATCTCGCACCCGACGCGTTCTGGTTCGCAGGAGGTAAGTGGTGGAACGACTACAACGGACAACGCGTGGTGGTCATTGACGAATTTGTCGGAAACATGCAGTTCACCCTACTGAACAGGATATTGGACCGTTATCCACTACAGGTGGAGACAAAGGGTGGAATGAGGAACTTTACCTCCAAGATGATTTTTATTACATCCAACAAGAAGCCCTATGAATGGTACGGGCCAGAAAACGAACGCCAAGCACTCTACAGAAGAATCGACTGGTACATGTGGCTAGACAAATTGGAAGATTTTTGTGTATGGAAAAAGGGATACATGGAAGATTTCTGAAAAATTGACAGATTTCACGAGATACCAGCAGCAGTGGTCTCATTATTGTTGCCATAAAGAAACGCAGACGTCTCAGTACCAGCACCGGTCGCAAATCCACCCATATTCACAGTGGCAGGATCAAGACTCTGATCGGCAAGAGGAGCAGCAATAGCACGACTAGGAGGCAACATAGACAGAGTCTCAATATAATGAACGACAGTGCGCAAACCACCACCGCCATTGACAATCACACCAGTAGTGGTAGTAGAACCAATACCGACAGGATCAACGTAAAATCGAATCAAATATCGATAAGACACACCAGTAAACATAGGCTCAGTAGCATCATTAGGCAAAACAGTCGCCTTGCTCAAAACAAAAGGCTTGACAATCGCAGAAGGCTGAGAAAAAGACAAGACAACAGAGCGGCCAGGATCAAGAGAAACACGACGCATGGAAGTCACAGACCAAAAATCAGACAACGTGGGAGCCTTAAGATAAGAATTTCCGATCTGATATCGAGAAAAACGATTGACATAACCAGAAGGGGGTTTGACCGAATTGAAGCCAACATACGAAGCCAAAGCATACGTCACAGGATCAGACGTATTCAAACACTGACGACGAGTGCACAATTGCACAACCTCAACATGGACCACACGAGGATTCGGATTGTTACACTCAACCCGAACAGTATTCGGGGCATAACGGTAATGATACGTGTCATTACCGAAACGATTAAGAAGAGCAGCCTGGACAGTAGAAAAATCACCATGGGAATCATTGGCGACATTGTTCACCACCACGCCAGGAACAAATTGTGTGAACGAATTCACACACTCAATGTTAGGGGAAGAGCCGGTCGTATAGTAGACCGAATTAAGAAAATTCGTCTGAGACCGAGTAGTGAATCGCTGATAACCAAATTGGTCGACAGCCGCGACCTGAGAAGGAGTCTGGACAGTGTGCGAGTTCACCAAAGGAACATCATTGCCAGTCGTAGATGTACAAGACAAATCAGTCTGAAGACGAAGTACACCACGAAAAGGGGCCATCTTAAAAAAGATAGCGACGCCCACGACGAGCAGCAGGAAAACGGCGACGACCCACAAACGAACGGCGGAAAAAACGACGCCGACGATAGAACATCGAGAACCCCCCAGCAGGGAGGATGAATAATAAAAGATCTCTCATCTAACGCTCGATCTTATATAGACCACTGCAGGACTAAGTGGTGATACGCGATACGTGATACGAAGTCCTAGGTAATACTGTTGCTAGGACTTCATATATGTTTGGCAGATTGACAAGTGTCAACCCGTCAGATCAACATTATTTGAAACGGCAGGTGATGGTGACGGTGCATCCCCACATCAAATGGGATCCGTCTTCCCATCCACACGCATCCAGGCACGCAAGTGGACAAAAGTCATCCGCGA